TGCTGGTTGAACTAAAATCACCTTCAGATACTGCACTAACGGAAGCACAGACTGTAATTGCATCTCCTCCTGTTGCCTCATCGTTTGCTTGAAACTGAACTAATCCGATGACATCATCCGCTTCGATATCTGTTTCACCAGTTCTCAACAGCAATCGTAGCGTTAGACCCCGATGCCCTACCAAAGACGTTACAATTTGCAAAGGAACTACGTGGTTACGTAGACAGTGTAAGAGTAATGAAATTGATTGACGATTTAAAATACAGAAACCCGACTGACTTAGAAAACTTAGACCAACATAGGAGATTGAATTATGGAATTAGGACTGATTAGAAGTTTAATGGACAAGAAGTTCTACGATGAACATCGTGGTGCTAGATGCCCTGACAGATTGTTTAGTAAAGATGTACGTAAGATTAAACAGTCTATAGATAAAGCTATGCAACAGTATGAACGTAGTGTAACACCAGACGAAATAGAAGCTTTGTTTGTATCTGGTAATCCCACAATGACCACTGCACAGAAGGGTGCTTACAGTAGCCTGTTTGCACAGGTCAAGAAGGAACAGCCTATGGGCAGTGACATAGCACAGGACGTACTGTCTAAATTGTTTCAACAGGTTATAGGTGAGGACATTGCCAACATTGGATTTGATTATGTAAATGGTACTCAGAATAATCTTGAGCCACTACGTAATATCATTGAAAGTTATGGTGATGACTTTACACCAAATCTTAACATTGAGTGGGATGACATTGACATTGAAACACTGCTCAGTAAGAATGATTTGGAATCACAGTGGACATTCAATATACCCACACTCTGTCGTAAGGTTGAGGGTGTTAATGCAGGTCACTTGATTGAGATTGGTGCGAGACCCAACACAGGTAAGACATCTTTTCATGCCAGTATTATTGCAGGTCCAAATGGTTTTGCACGACAGGGTGCAAGTTGCATTGTGTTATGTAACGAAGAGGGTGCTCACAGAGTTGGTGCTAGATACCTGACTGCTGCAAGTGGTATGACCATGCACGAAGTTAAGGCAGACCCAAAGAAAGCCCACACTTTGTACGAACCAGTAAAGAAAAACATCAAACTGCGTGACGCTACTGGTAAGGACATGGCATGGGTAGAGAGTGTGTGTAAGACATACAAGCCTGACATTGTGGTGCTTGACATGGGTGACAAGTTTGCACGTACAGGTGGCTTTGCACGACAGGACGAAGCACTCAAGGCTAACGCTGTGTATGCACGTATGATTGCTAAACAACATGGGTGTGCTATATTTTATATGTCACAGTTAAGTGCAGAGGCAGAGGGTAAGACTACCAGTGTTAATCAGAGTATGATGGAAGGTTCACGTACAGGTAAGGCTGCTGAAGCTGACTTAATGATATTGATTGCAAAAGATAATGTCACAGAAGGACAGGAAGAAGAAAGCACAGCACGATATTTAAACTGTGTTAAAAATAAATTGACAGGGTGGCATGGACATGTTATGTGTAATCTTGATTATAGAACAGCGAGGTATGAAGTATGATTCAGGGTGAACTGTTTGACATAGTAAAAGAGGTATGTGAAGAAGGTATTGTATGTATAAAGTGCAATGTAAGACAACCTATAGGTCAATTTAATGTTATGAAGTATGACAACAACAGTGATAAACCTACTGAAATAAAAAGAACATGCAGGTCTTGTAATCGTGACCATTCCAGACTATTAAAAGATTTAAAAAGAAAACATGCGTACCCAAACAAAGAGTATAGCTGTCCTATATGTGAAAGAAACTTAAAAGAAATATCAAAGCATGGACAAAAAAGATTACAGGGTTGGGTGTTAGATCACTGCCATGACACACGTACTTTTAGAGGGTGGTTGTGTCATCATTGTAATACTGGATTGGGTGGGTTTTCTGATAAATTAGAAAGGCTCAGTAATGCTGTTGCATACTTACAAAACCATAAGGAGAAACATAAATGAAATTAACTCTTGATGTAGAAAACACTGTAACACACAGGAATGGTAAATTACATCTTGACCCATTTGAACCTGACAATAGTTTAACATTGGTAGGTATGCTTTGTGAGTCAGGCAAAGAAAATATTGTTACCTTTGACCATTCAGAAATGCAACCTACTGTGTCAGGCAAGGACATTGTACAGAAGATGCTAGATGCAACTACACTCTTGATTATGCACAACGCACCACACGACTTGATGTGGCTGTGGGAGTCAGGATTTAAGTATGATGGTGCTGTGTTTGACACTATGCTCAATGCCTATGTCATACAGCGTGGACAGAAACAACCTTTATCTCTTGAAGCCTGTGCTGAACGCTATCAGTTAGACACAAAGAAACAGGACACATTGAAAGAATACTTTAAGAAAGGATACAGCACTAAGGACATACCCTATGATGAACTGGCTACATACCTGTCTGCTGACCTTCATGCTACACAGCAACTTGCAGACAGACTGATGGCACAGTTAGAAACTGACGACAAAGAACTTGCAAGCACAGCTAAACTTACAGATGAAGTGGCTGTATGTTTGGCACGTATCTATCAGCGTGGGTTTTCTGTAGACAAGACTGTTCTTGATGAAGTACGTGTAGAGTTTGAGAATGAGCGAAAGCAACTTGTTACGAGTTTAGATAAACAGTGTAGAGAACTTATGGGTGACTTTCCTATTAATCTTAATAGTCCAGAGCAGTTGTCTTGGGTTATCTATAGTCGTAAGCCACATGACAAATCTATCTGGGCTAATCTGTTTGACCAGTATATGAATCCTACAGACTACAAGAGTACAATAAGAAAAAACTCTGACGTTATATATAAAAAGAAAGCAAAGCAGTGTCCTGATTGTAGGGGCAGTGGACAAGTAAGAAAGGTAAAGAAAAATGGAACACCCTTTAGTAGAACTAATAAATGCACCACGTGTGGGGGGATTGGTTATCTGTTTACTGATGTTTTGGGCATGGTGGCAGGGTTAAAGTTTAATGCACCAAACTCAAAGTGGGTAAGTGCTAACGGTTTTAGTACAAGCAAAGGTAACATAGAACTGTTAGAAAGCATGGCTAAAGCACGTAATATGCCAGAGGCTGTAACATTCCTACGCAATGTTCGTAGACTGTCTGCTGTGGATACCTACCTGTCTAGTTTTATAGATGGTATATCTACATACACAAAGACAGATGGCAAGCTACATGTAAGACTACTACAGCATCGTACCAGTACAGGACGGTTTAGTGGTGCTGATCCCAACATGCAGAACATGCCTAGAGGTGGTACGTTTCCTGTGAAGAAGGTATTTGTTTCACGTTGGAAGGGTGGACAGATTATGGAAGCTGACTTTGCACAGCTAGAGTTTAGGGTTGCTGCTTATCTAGGACAGGACAAGATAGCCATGAAGGAAGTGTCTACAGGCTTTGATGTACATGCCTACACAGCTAAAGTGATTACAGATGGTGGTCAACCTACGTCCAGACAGGAAGCCAAGGCTCACACATTTGCTCCCCTGTATGGTGCGAGTGGATATGGTAGGACACCTGCTGAAGCTAAATACTATGAACAGTTTACCAAGAAGTACAGTGGTATTGCTAAGTGGCACAAAGAACTTGCAAACGAAGCACTAAATACAGGCAAGATACGCACACCATCAGGCAGAGAGTTTGCATTTCCTGACGTAATGAGAAGACGTAATGGCACAGTGTCGCACTTTACGCAGATAAAAAACTATCCTGTGCAGTCGTTTGCTACGGCAGACATCGTGCCTATTGCACTACTACACATAGATAAACTATTGAAAGAATTAAACAGTTGTATAGTAAACACAGTGCATGATTCTATAGTGGTAGATGTACATCCAGATGAGGTACGTCAAGTAATTGATATTATAAGTGAAACAAATGACGTACTTAAAAATCTTATTGATAATCAATGGGATATAGACTTTAATGTTCCTTTAATGTTAGAGGCAAAAATAGGAAATAATTGGCTTGACACTAAAGATGTTATATGATATAACTATAAATCTGACTTTTATAAAAGGAGAAAATATATATGATAAATGACTTACAGACTATTAATACAAATGACTATGATACAATGGCTAAAGCTATGGGCATTGCCAATGAAAGACCTGCAACACCAAGTAAACAAAGTAGTCTTGCAAGGGTAAAGATACAACACTCACCCCTGATGGGTAAGACAGAAGTAAAAGGTAAGGAAGTAAATGTGGAAGTTGTTGAGGGTGGTACATACAAACTGGACATACCAAATGGTGCTTCCTATTATGGAGCAGGTGCTACTATACGACCCTTTATGCAACGGTTTATGTACAAGAAGTACGTTATGGGTACAGGTGGAGAGAAGAATCGTTATGTCAAGACTGTAATGTCTGACAATCTAAACATTGATCTGAAGGACAATGACGGTACATTTAATTGTGGTAAACCCTCTGGTTGGATTGATGACTTTAACTCACTGCCAC